TAGCGTTTGATGATAGGAGTGAAGATCGATGAGTATTATTTCAAGTTTGATTGGCCCAGCAACAGAGATTGTTGGTAAGTTTGTACAAGATAAAGACAAGGCTGCACAGCTAGCGCATGATATATCTACGATGGCTGACAGACACGCACAGGAGGCGATGCTAGCGCAGATAGCGGTTAACACAGCAGAGGCTAAGGGAAATTGGTTTCAAGCATCGTGGCGTCCTCTCTGTGGCTACGTTTGTGTTCTCGGTTTAATGGTTAACTTTCTTATTTCTCCAATTTGTGCAGGATTTGGCTTTAATATTCCGCAAGCTGACATGGCTGTGATGATGCCAGTGTTAACTGGTATGCTTGGTCTGGCTGGCATGAGATCATATGAACGCGTTAAACAAGTAGGCAAGTAAAGGAAATACAATGGCATTTAAACTATCAACTCGCAGCATGGATAGGCTTATCGGTGTAGATGAACGGCTTGTAACTGTAGTTAAGTTAGCTATTCATAAAACTAGAATAGACTTTGGTGTTATCTGCGGCATGAGAACCTCTAAAGAACAAGAGGATTTGGTTGCAAAGGGTGCATCTAAAACTATGAAGTCTAAGCATTTGCAGGGTAATGCTGTAGATCTGATGGCATACATTGGTTCAAGATCTTCTTGGGAACTTAATCTATATGATGATATTGCTTCCGCTATGGCTGAGTCTGCTAGGGAAGTAGACGTTCCTCTTCGTTGGGGAGCAGCTTGGACTGTNCCAAACATAGCTTACTTCGATGGCACGATGGAAGATGCAATGAATAGTTATATAGATACAAGGAGAACTCAGGGGCGTAGGCCATTTATAGATGGCCCACACTTTGAGCTTATGGTCTAAGCTTTGGTCTTTGTTTAAAGTCACTGTGAATTAGATCTGTTTCTCTGCATCTGGACATAGAAAATTCGTACTGCTCTGAGATAAAGGGATAGTAGATGTCACTTGCTGTGTGACAGGTTGCTATATCTTTGAAGTAGATCTTTGAATGTATCGTATGCTCTTCAACATAATAGGTCAGGATTAAAACAGACCAAAACATTATGGCTTGCTGTAAAGATAAACTGAATCTTTCTTTCTGTGGCTGAACTGAATACGTTTTCTATTTAAAGTTCCATCTCTGTACATGAGGTCAAGCATCTGACTTGATGATCGTATGTTGTTACCTGTGATTGAGGATACTTCTTCAGCATACATATGTTGACCATTGGTAAAGCAGTCCATGATTACATTGCGTTTTACTAGTGACCGCTGCCGTTGTTCTTTGATTGATCTTGATGATGCCGTTGCTACCGAGTGTATCTTTTGAACAGGGATCTTTGGCCCCTTTGCTGTGTCGTGTTCTCTTTGCCTGAGTTCTTTGAAGATATAGGAATAGCCTATTTCATATTTCTGTTGTTTTGTTTTACCTGATGCTATTAATTTTTCTAGGGTTTTATAGTCGAGTTTCTCTGTATCATTTCTATTAGTGCTTCTAGTTCTTGTAGCCTTTGAACGAGGCGTGGCCTGTTGCTTGTTGCTGCTTCTTCCACCATAAGCTTCAATAAACGGAGCGCCCGTTGAGTTGCCTTCTCTTGATTTAAGTTTGCTGCTTCTTCTTTCATTTGTTTTCCTCCTAAGACATGAGAACTGTATATTAAATTCTTTAGTTAAAGCTTGTACTAAGCCATGTGGTATTTCAAGTAACTCTGAAGCTTGCTCTTGAGTAAGCCCCATCTCAGCAGCGTTGATGCACTGCGTTATTTGTTTATCATTCATGTGAGCCTCTTTTATTTAAAAAAAAGGACCGCCCGAAAGCGGCCCAGTTGAGTCAGGAGGTTCTTCCAAAGAGAGAGGGCCTTGGAAGATACACTTTATCTTAGAACGGAATTGTATCATCTTGCAAGGCGCTTTGCTGCTGGGGGGCAGCGCCTTGCTGCTTATCACTAATGACAAACGAGATATAAGGCTTACCATCTTTAGTTCTCTTCCACCCAGCAACACGTTTTTCCTCACCAAACGGGCCACTGAAATCAGGAGCAGACTCATTGCCCTTCTTGTCGTTGTCAAACAAAACACCAACTTGCTGGTAGATTTCTATAATACTTTTACCATCTTTTGTTGTACCTTTAATTAAAGCAACTCTTTTGTCGTTGCCTTCTACGTTTAGCTTGCCTTGCAGTATGAGTGACTGCTCTGGGAAGGGTGTAAAAGCTGCGCCTTTGTTAGTATCGTCATATGTATCTGACATTGTAAGCTCCTTGCTTAGTTAAATATTCCAAGTGTCATTTGGTTTNGTCTTTACTACTAGACCGTACTCATCGTATTGGGTTTTTGCTGGTAGTTTGNTATCAGCTATTTTTGTAGATGGCTTACTTGCTTCGTGGCCATCATCGTCTTCTGCTCCAAGGTTAGCCATGCCTAGTAACCCATAACGTCTAGCGTATGTAATTGCAGATCCTAGTCCTTGCATATTTTGTTTGTCTAACACTAGATAAACTTTGCTAGAGAAGCTTGGGCCTGAAGTGTGTAGCAATACTGTTTCTACATACGCACCTAGCTCGTCTCTTCCGCATGGTTGCATGATTACAAAACCATTGCTTTGGAATATAGCTGACGTAGCTTCGATCACTGCCTCAAGTGAAGCGTATCTATTCTTGAAGTGTGGATTGACACTGTCCTTCTTGACAGGTGCCATATCTTTCTGTGCTTGTAGCAAAGACTCTATTGCTGTTGGTGTTTCTTTAGGCATCTTCTTTCCTCCTTGTTATCCTAAGTGATCCGTTCTTGGATCGTTTGATTGTGAGACTATCACAGTAAACTTCTCTCTCATCTGATCCGACCATGTTCTTGAGGTCTTTCTTGGCTGAGTCAAATGCCTTGGCGTCTGCTTCGAGGGTGACATAGGTGTACGCTGTGTCAACGAAATGGTTGTCTGTAGTGGCATCGCGCTTGACCATGTTGTCCACCTCAATCTTGTCAGTCCCAAGTTGTATCGGCTCGTCATTACCAACTGGTTCTTCTTTGCGAAGCACGTAACCCCAGAAATCTGACACCACCGCCCACATAGAATTGAAATACTCATCGTTGCGCGAGACATAGGCTGACTCCCATTTGTTGTTGCCAAATATTACTGAGAGATAAGAACCATCTGCATCAGCTAGATGTATGTATAGCTGCAACTGTGGCATGTAATACTCTATTACTTTATCTAAAGTATTGTATGCGTTGGTGTGCTTGGCTTCTATTATTTGTAACTCAGCATCGGCTGACTCACACTTGGCATCTATTGTACCTTTGGCNNGCACTNTANNNATNNNCTTTTTGTAAGACTTTTGGAAGCCTCCGATGGTTGTATTGTANTCATCGGCAAACCATTTTAAATTAAACTCTTCAGTAAGGTTGCCCATCTGCACTGCGATGTTGCGTGACAAATCTTCTGGCTCTACTAAGCCTGTCTTGATCTGCCATAACTCTAGCCAGTTCCCCTGCATTATTTTTACGCAGTCAGAACCACCTATAAAACCTTTACGCTCCATGACTTTCTCCTTTTATTATAATTATATAGCTACTGCATATACGCAGTAACATCAATCCAATGTGACGTAACGTCACTTTGTGTACTTAGCAAAGTCCTCCTCTGTTACGTTGCCATATTTAAGCAGCCTCTCTTTCTGCTTGCCTGACAAATAGTTCTGCCCAACGGGTTCGCCATTACGAATACGATCACCCATAACCTTATCGGTATCTAACACATAGTTAGATTTCTTGTACTCACGGGCATGGATAGGTGAGCTTGCTGCCTTGGCAACATGAGCGTCCCACACCTGACCGCTAGTAAGACTGCCAATACTTTTTGGTTTGTACATCTTAGCTCCTGACTGTTGATGGATTATAATACTGTGCAACACGCGCACCTGATTCAGTCTCGACCATAACTTTATCTACGTTGTAGCCTTCTTGCTTTAGGTCGTTGATCCTTGCGGCTAGTCTAAAGCAACTAAAGTTTCTCAGCGCATCTATTGCTGTGATGCGGTAGCCTTGGTTCAAGTGTTCTTTAATTTGTTTTGTTTGGGTAATCATAGTTCTCTCCTAATGTTAAATAATTATGATTTATCACACGGTAATTCTGGTCGTTTGCTAAGACTAACCATATCTCGTTCAAACTGTAGCAAGTCTGTATAATAAACTCTTTCTCCACTTGGGTGATATGGAAGTGGAATACTAACCATAGCTCTCTCCTT